TTGTAAACCGGGCCAAAGATGGCATAGTATTTTGGCTTGGCTTTCGCTGTTGCTGAAGGATATACCTCACGAATGAAGTTGACATCCTTGTCTAGCAAATATAAATAGTCACCTTGGAATGTAACTACGCCAGAAACTGCTCCTGTATTTGCAACAGATAGGGTAACAGTCGTTCCATTAATCAAATAAACAATCGCTCCAGCACCAATGTTAGTGCCAGACACTGACTGCCCTATCTCAAGATTAGATGCACTGCTAACAGTGATTGTGAAAGCACCAGAAATACCTGTTGCAGTAGGTGTTGCGTAGCTAAAAATTGCCAACGAATAGGTGGACAAATAATCGTCAGGGGCAGACAAATACTTGTTGCCAGTAGTCAAGTTTCCCGTGACGTTTTTGCGCAAATTCGCCAACTGCACCGAGTTGTAAATGCGCTGTTCTGCCTGCTGTACAAACGTAGCAAGTTCTGTCGCCGAGAACACGTTCTCGGTGTAATCCTGAATTGCAGTAGTGAGTTCAGAGTAGTTCATGTTATACGCGTGGTCACTTGTGCCAACAGCCCCGTGGCTGTCAGTTGTTTAGAAGGCGGCATAGGCATCATACCTATGCTTGCAAAGGAAGTGTCAGAAGTTTCACCAACAAACACCGTTACCGGCATTCTTGGCTCTGGTCGGGGCTGATACAAAGCCTGTGGCTCAGTGATGTTTCGCTTTGGCTCCAACTGCGGATGCTTAGGCTCATAACATTCTGGGCAGACCTTAAATCCTTTCCAATCTTTGATAAGCGTCAGGAGTTTATAGCGCTGGCCACACTGGTCACAAAGCGCTATCGCAAACTTGCCGGATGCGTATCCTGCGCCCATTCTTACCTCGACGTGTAAGTTGGCACCAAGAAGACGCTGGCCGTATCTCGGTCTTCAGTGGCTGCACGGGCAAATTCTTCCTCGTACAACTGCTTTAAAAGCACAACACGGTCTGGAGCCTTCTTGACCGATAAATGGAACGCCAATCCAGCCGTCAAAGCAGGCAAAAAGCGGAACACAATGTCCGCTGTATTGGTGTATGCCCCAGCATTTTGTATGCGGCGAATGGCGTAATAGACAAACGTCCACTGCTGCGTCGCATCAGGAGAAGGGTATAAATACACCGTTGTTGGAACAGCGCGCTGTACGTAGTACTGAGCAGGGCGTGATTGGGTGTTTTTGTTCGGGATATGCAGCCATTCAGCACGGCTGATACGGTCAATCGTGATGTCCTGCTGAGTAGAAAGACCTGCATTTGTACGAATCACCGCAGACAATGCATTGATTGTGTCTGCAGGTAAGTCATAGGAATAGACTCCTGCAGTCAAGGTTTGCTGTCGTTGTTCAATCGTCCACAGGTTTAAACCCCGATTAGCCCATTCCGCAAACATCAAATTCAGCGAACGAATCGCTGTTTTCATGTCGTAGCCATCCCGAACTTCAATGCCGCAGCGCTCATACGCTTCGGCGATCATGTCGTCGAACTCCAGATCGAAGTCGGATACGCCCGAAGTGGTCATGGCTTAGTAAATACGAGCAACGCGTGAACGAGCAGCACCTACACCGCGCACCTGTACGGTGTCGCCTTGTACCGATTTCTTAACTGGTTGGCTCAATGTACGGCCTTGGGAAGTACTTCCCATACCGCTTACCATGCCGCCAGTAGCAAAGCCTTTTTTGGCAATGCCCTCGCCTTTTTTGGCCATTCCGCCAGTTGAGTAACAGTTCTTCATAGCGTCACCGCCTTTCCTAAATTTTTTGCCTTTACTGGCCTTACTAAAATCCTTGCCCACAGACTGTGGAATACCCACTTTTTTGGCAAATGCCGGGTTGTGGGCCACCGCATCCATCAACCGTTTTTGTTTTGCTGATTTAGCTGGCATTACCGCCCCGCTTGAATAAGTTGGTCAATCTTTGCTTCAAGGCGATTGAAGCGCTGGTCAATGTGGTCAGTAATACGCTGAATTTCTGCTTGAGTAACGTAATCACGTGCTACCTCCTCGCGTGTGATGTTCAAAAGGCGCTCGACACGGCGAAGGTCTTCGCCCATGTCTTTTACTTGGCCGAGTTTTTCCCGCATTAGAAAGCCAAAAGCCCCCAACACTATGGATAAAACCGCTGACCAAATCGTGTTAGCGTCCATTAGCACTTCCAAGCCCGCAGGCTTTTGTTGATCCTAGAGTTCGGGTCTTTCGCTGTCTTTGCGGATGTCAGCTTCTTTTTCATACCGGTCATACGAGCACAAAATGAGTCTTTCCTTGATCCGCCTTCTGGTTGCGGCGGTTTCAAGTTCATCCCTTCTTTTTTCGCAGAGGCTCGCCCCTTGGCGTTCAAGCCGCCGTTGGGGTTCTTGCCTTCCTTGCGCTGCCATGCAGGACTCTTCATTTTTTGCCCTTAGGTTTTGCTGTTTTTGCAGACTGGATAAAAGCCTTGGCAGTTGGGGCACCTTTGCTTCCAACTTTGCGCATCTTTTCTCCAGAACCAGCTGCGATACGTTTTCTCTTTGCATTAATATTTGCATAAAGACCCGGTTTCATGGCAAACCTTTAGTACATCTTGCACTGTTTATTGCGCGCCATGCCTACGCCACGTGGAGCTACAGAGCCTGATGGGGCCTGATAGTTCTTGCGTGGAGTTTGCTTTGGACCGCCTTTAGACATATCTTGGCGTTGAGCACCGGGCTGGCGCTCGCCTTGATAGTTGGGGTCTTCCATTTTTGTTGCACGTCCCATTTTGAACTCCTTAACCGTAGAAAATTGTAAGACCAGTTTGATTGCTCAATTGGCCGTAAATGCCATTACGAGCAACGATACCATCGCCGGGAATCAATAAAGGAACAACATCGGATGTGGCATTTGTATCCAAAGACATCATCCAACGAGTACCTTGAGTTGCTGCCGCACCTGCGGTGATTGAGCCGCTATTGATATCAGTGATGGTATAGGTGTTAACCCCTGTGACCGTAATGACGTAGTTGCCATTGGTCGCAGTTCCACCAGTGCCTGCAGCAAAGGTAAACCCAAGCTGCTGGCCAGTAGTGAATCCATGTGCGCTCTGCGTAATGGTCACTGTTGTGCCAGAACGGCCATAAGTCACAGAAGTGGGAGCAGTTGTCGTGTCCCAAATATTGACTGTGCCAGCACTGGCCGTGCCGATTTGAATCAACGCTTTTAAACGAGAGCGTCCAACTACAAGCTGGCCGCTCGAATTTATATGCGCCGATAGTACGTCAAATTGAAAGCCACTCATGATTGGCTCCTAATTAAGCAGTACGGCTGAATACGTAAGCTGTTGCGCTAGAAAAGATCAAAGTGAATTCAGCAACGCCGGTTACACCAGAAGGGACGGTCAACAAGCCTGCACCAGCACCTGAGCCTGCGGCAGCAGCGGCGGACAAGATACCGTTGGTAGCAACAGCGATAGTCACTGTGTTAGCGCCTGCAGTGTTATCTATATACAAGCGCAGCATAGTACCTTTAGCTGCGCCGATCGCGGCACCAAGCAACGTACCTGTTGGCAAGGTAATGGTTGTGGCGGCAGCTGAAGTAGAGGTGATGTAGCCAGTTGCAACTTGTGCTGCAGTAGCTGTTGCCGTTGCATTAATAGCAGCGGTTGTCAAATGGTTTTCGTTGCGATAGCTTAAGGTGGTTGTAGCTAAGTCGGTAACGGCAGTAGCTGCACCAAAAGTACCGGTAACGGTAACTGCACCAGTAGTGGCGCTTTGGGTAATCGATTGGAAACCGTTCTTGGAACGAACTGGTCCTGTGAAGGTGGTATTTGCCATTTTTGGTCCTTACATGCAAGTTGGAGCGCATCTATCTGCATGTCGTCTAGTCCGGAACTAGTCAGATACGCCGGGAAACCGGAATGCCTTGAATATACACCATTTATAAAAAAAGAAAAGGGGTCCGAAGACCCCTTTTTTGTTTCCTTTTGCTTACGCGCCGGGAGAACCGTAGATACCACGTGGGTCAGACCAGCCGAAGCTGTAACGCTCACGGGCCTTGTAACGGACGTTACCAGTGTCAAAGTCGCCTTC